AATATGCAGACTTCCAAACCTGCTCAATCTTCGCATCATCACCATTCAACAATGCAGCAGGAGCCTCAAACTCCGACTTGTCATAGTTGCGATAGCCTTCGACGTTACGAATCTTGACCTTGAAGTTCGCACCCTTCCAGAAGTCAAACGGATTCATTGGAGTCTCATCAGCAAACTGCGGCTCAAGTTGCTCCTTGATCTTGTCGAAAATTTTCTTTCCGAACTTGAACAAGAAAACCTTGCCTTCATTTTGCGGACGCTTGGCGTCAGAGATCACAAGAACGTTTGCAATGTACGTCAACTTGCGCTTTTGTTTGCGAGCAATTTCTTTGTTTGCTTCGATACCTGAGTTCCACAGAACAGTGTTGTACTCAGAAACAGGATCGGTCTTACCAAGTGTGGTGAGAGAATTCTCAATGTACCAACCACCTGGACCTTGGAAACCGTGCGACCAGATTTGAACCCACGGTAGACCATCTTCACCGTCAACGGCTGGCGTATCGAGGAAGCGGATAACTGCGTATCCGTTGCCAGCAGCGTCAACTTCTGGTTGCCAAAAACGCTCATCAACGTTCTTGCCACCACCGTTACCAGCAGAGGATTGCTCAACTGCCTTCTTCAACTTATCAAGAGAAGAACTCTTGTTCTTTAGATTTGCTAGACTCATTTGTATTCTCCGTATAGCGTAGTATTAATGTATATCGACTTGTCCACTTTTTTCATCATCACAACATCATTATATAGTATTTTCGTCAGCAAGTAAAGTTTCCTTTGTCAATTGCTTATACTTGTCAACGTTCACCGCAAGAAAAGCACCATACTTGCGCACCTTTCTTGACACTTTGGGATAGATGATATCATCTGAAATCTTCTTGTCCCAAATTTGTATAAAGTTGAAGATGTTATTAAGAATCACAAGAGTCTCAATCGTTACATCTTTTTGGAGGAATGCGACTAACAATTTTGGAAATTGTCCATCTTCAACTTTAAATAAATTGTTAAACTCTTTTGGATCTGGACAAATCTTCTGCAGATCTTCCAAATATACTTTGCTCATGGAATCGGTGGTTCGTTTCCAATCCCGATAAGTTTCTTCAGCCTGGTCTTCAAGCAATGACTTGGTCCAGTTATCATCACTGTGTACAAAATTAGCAACCAGAAATGGAACCATCTCATCGTCGCGATACTTGCGCGCAAGGCGGTGGAATAGAAACTTGTCACGGCGTTTTTGAAATGCATCTACTGATACTCGAGTTTTGCCATCATATTGAAAGAAGTTATAACTCTCTGAAGTGAAATGCAACTTGATGGCTTGATAGATGCAATACAAATCGTATCCATTCATAGAGGCAATCGACTTCCTCGCGGCAAGAATCTCAACTCCATTGCTTCACCTTCAATGATACTCTTTAGAGAATCATTGATCAAACTTGCAGCAACTTCAATCTCAAGATTGTTACGCTCGCAGTATGAAGTGATTGCATCCATGTGATCAATCTTTTCTTGAATCGCCAGATTCATGATCATCATAGAAAAGTTATTTTTTTCTTCGCGACTTGCCATATTAGATCTCATATTCACTCAAGGAATTGTTCAACTGCTGAGTCACACGAACAAACGTTGTGCGCTTACTCAACTCTTTCAATTCACTTGCCCCCACATAAGTACATGCCGAACGTAATCCACCCAAAATATCTTGCATAGTTCGTTTCACCTCACCGCGATATGGAATCTCTACAGTCTTGCCTTCAGATGCTCTGTAATTGGCAACACCACCATTATGCAGATCCATTGCAGTATCAGAACTCATTCCGTAGAATTTATTTCCGCCCAGTGCACTCGCTCCGCCTTCCTTATGACCTGCCAACATTCCACCAAGCATCACGAAATCGGCTCCCGCAGCAAATGCTTTCACAACGTCCCCAGGAACGGAACACCCTCCATCCGCTATGATATGACCCTTGAGACCATGAGCAGCATCCGCACACTCAATCACTGCACTCAACTGCGGGTAGCCGACGCCTGTCTTTTTGCGTGTAGTGCAAACAGAGCCAGGACCAATACCAACTTTCACGATGTCAACACCGCCGATAATTAGTTCTTCTGTCATTTCTGGTGTAACAACATTACCTGCCATCAATACAACATAAGGATAACGATCACGAAAATGGCGAACGAAATTCACAAAGGCTTGTGTGTAACCATTCGCAACATCAATACAAACTCTCATGTTTCGATTTCCGACGATATTATACACTTCATCGAATTTCTTTAAATCTTCGCCAGAAGTGCCAAGAGAATAGATGCTACTGTCTAATCTTCGCGCAAAGTGACTATTTAATTCAGGTTCACCATAATGTTTGGTCAAAGCAACCATACAATTATGTTTGGCAAACTCTAAATCCATCTCTAGAGTGCCAATACCATCCATGTTTGCAGCAATAATTGGAACGCCTTTCCAACTGTTGCCACTTCTGAAAGTGAATATTCTTTCTAGATTTACTTCGCTTCTTGAAGAAAGGTTAGAACGTTTCGGAGTGATGAGGACATCTTTATAGTCCAACTTAACGTCTTCAATAATTCTCATAAAGCCTCAATGATAAAATATATGATTGCCAATCTTGCGAATCAGTTTCTTTTTCTCTGCCCAAGATGGATCAACATAGTCTGCGTGAAAATACTTTGCAGATCCAATTATACCGTACTTCCTGTCTAAAATCAATATAGTCTCAGCAATTTGCAAAGACTCTTTCCATGCTGCACGATTGCGAATTACTTTCTTTCCCTCACACACCCAAGAGAATTGGCAAGTGCCTTTGGTCTTTTGATAAACTACTGCACAAACAGAACGAGGGAATTGCTTGCTCTTTACACGATTCATTGTGACTTCAGCCACGGCAATTTTACCTGCGCGTGGTTCACCCTTTGCCTCGAAGTAAATGTTTTTTGCAAGGCAATCGACTTCTCGCATGACGTTTTGCTTTTCGTCATAACTGAGTTTCAAAAATTTCATTTCATGAGACATATCATTGACCTGAGTGGCAAGATATGAATTTTGAGTTTGGTATGCTGACAATTGAGCATTAAGATTTGCTTCTTGTATTGCCAACATTCTGTATGGGATAAAGATTCCGAAAAATATTAGGGAGAATAATCCACCCCACATACAGAACAAATTGTGATTGCGATCAAAATATTTTTCAACATTATGTAATATATCTACTGCATTCATGTTTCAGTCTCCATTATTGCAGTGGAAAGAAAAGGTTGGTGGTTCGCACCACCAACCCAGACCTTTCTGTTACCAAGCGGTCAACTCTGGTATACTCCTACCGCAATTAAGCGGCTAGTGGGAGTTCCTGATCGTAATATGCGTCGTTTGCATTTACATTTATTTGCGCTGATTGAGTCAGTCGCCTCACTGGTTGCTGTCAGGTTATTACTTGCCCTGTCGAAGCCAAATTCATCCCCATAAGATAGCCACCACGTACATTTCTGCAGAGGTGATGGGCATTTGGTGGAGATGTCGGGGGTCGAACCCGAGTCCAGAACACTTTTAATTGTCAGTTTACAACCATTAATCAACTAGAAACTGTGGCTTTGTCTGTTCATTCAATGATTTCTGTTGCTCTTCAAGATACTTCTTGTATTGCTCAGATGTCATTGCATGCAAACCAATGCAATAGCCAGTCGGACTGCGTCCGCATGCGCATGGATATTGTTTCACTTCAGACATATTATACTCCCAATAATAGAAAAAGGTAGTATTATTTAGCCAGCAAGAACTTTTGCGACTGAATTGACAACAGCAGCAATTCGACCAATGTCGCGGAGTTGCTCAACTGTCATACCCTCTTTCTTGAGAGTATCATAGTGAGCCTTGACACAGAATTGGCATTTGCCTACGATTGAGGCAGCGAGAGAGTATGCTTCAAAATTGACCTTTGAAGTGCCACCATGATTGATGATTCCGTTCATACGAAGTAATGCAGGAAGTCCCTTCAATGCAGGATCTTCTACCATTTCAATGTATGGATACCAAACATTATTCTGTGCCATAATAGAGGCAGCAGTCAACGCAGCGTCGGCTTCCTTACGATCCTCAAACTCTGCGTCGATTGCTGTTGCTAATCGAGAATTTCCTGCAGCGAATGCCGCTGCAAGTGCGCATCCTTGCGCAACCAATGGGTCAAGAGAACTGCGAAGTAGAACTGCATCAAGATTCAATCTTGTATCTTTTGCGTATTCTGGTAAACCTTCTTTAACTACATTGACCCAATTCATATTAAGCGTCCTTTGGTACTTCTGCGCAGCGTGAGAACAAATAGGCTTTTGCTTGACGCATTTCTGAGTTGCTCAAAAAGCCATCTTGATTCTTGTCTGCTCTTTCAAACAAACCACTCGTTACTGTGCAGTAACGATTTACATCTTCAAATGAAACTTTGCCGTCCTTGTCAAAGTCATACTGAGCCACACGATCTTGAGCCATCGCTGGCGCAGATAACATCATCAATCCAATGATTAGTTTTTTCATTTAAGTTTCTTTCCTTTATTTTGAGAGAGTTGCTTCACCAACCTGACGATTGCACTGGCAAAGTTCACCCGTCTGCAAAGCATCGAGGATACGAAGTGTTTCCTCTGGATTGCGTCCGACGTTTAAATTATTCACAGTGACATGCTGAATGATTCCATCTGGATCAACGATAAACGTTGCGCGAAGAGCAGCACCTGCTGGCTTGTAGAACACACCGAGTTGCTGAACGAGGCTGTTTGTATCTTCATCCCATACATCTTCAAGATCGCGTGCTGTGTCAGCAAAGAACCAAGATGTAGTTTTCTTAAGATCTTCGTGAGCATTCTTCCATGCCAACTTGCAGAACTCGTTGTCTGTTGAACCAATCAAAAGAACCGCATCGCGGTCAGCAAAATCTTTGTTCA